TACTGAAGCTAGGTCTAGCACCTTATCCACCTGAACATCAGCGTAAACAGATTCAATCTCTTCAATCTTATAAACCAAACCATTAGTAGTGGCCTCAACCATTTGGCTGTCACCATACTTAGTGTTACGGGTCTGTGGGATGCGAAGAAGTTTGGTTGGGTTCCAACCTGACAGGTCACAGCCTTGGTCTTTGTGACCGTAAGCAATCTGCTTAGCAAGCAGTGCTACACGCTGTGGGTCAGCCTCCTTGTCGAGAACCCAATACGCATGCCAGCGACCCTCAGAAGTTTTTACACTAACGGTCGGGGCAAGTCTAAAGTTTTTAGGGTCGCAAGTATCTGCGTCTGCGTAAACAGCAGAAACAGTTTTAGCGTTCTCTCTGATGCGTCTCTGCTCATGGAAAAGAATAGGGGAGAAGTAAACATCGTGTCCAGCGCGAGCCTCCGCATAGCGACACATCTCTTCCATCTCGTCAGGGTAGCTGAAAAACTTCTGCACAGTTGGCTGTCCAGCGTTGTCCTTAGTTACAACAGTTGCATACCCAGACCCAGTTCCAAGAACCATATCTAGAAAATCTTTAATCTCCATTTACTACCTCCAATTTCATCTCCTTGTTTGTGCCCCGGCCGAGAATCGAACTCGAACTGTATCGGACAAAGGAGTGAAAACCGATACTACACCAGTGGGGGCGTGTGAGCAGTTTTAAACCATGCTCAGGGTTGCCCATTACTCTACCAGATATCTCCAGAAGAAGTAGGAGTTGCGCCCATTGACTTTAGAACTGCATCAATGTTGCCTGTGGTTGCGGCAGTGAAACCACCGACATTGTTTTCGTCGTCACCAGACATGCTGTTAGCGACAACAGTTACCTTGGCACCGATGCCCTTGCCAAGTAGTTCTTCCACTGATGGAACTTGGAAGTTACCAGCCTTCATGTCGTACCCTAGGGCAGAGAAGAAAGCCTGAGTCTTCCAGAATGCCTTGCCAGTGTAAAGCGGAACATAAGTGAACAGGCGACGATTAGCGAACTCTTCGCCATCTGCAACCTTTAGCTGAATCTTCAGCTGTGGCTTACCTGCGTTCTCGCCACTCTTAACTTCGGTAAGTTCTGCCGAGTAAATAGTGGTTGAGTATGTGCCCTTAGGCAGTGCGTCGTACTGTCCAGTTGACTGTGTTGCTAGGTCTGAACTTGAAATGTTAATAATTGTCATTATTTTTTACCTCCTACGGTTTTGATTTCATCGATGATTTTTTTGATACTTGGTGCATACATTTTTGGTGCAAGACCGAACCTGTTACCAGTAACGAATCGGTCTGAGGACTGCAAGTATAGCACACGCTGTACACCGTCCTCGGTCTTCTCACTGGTCATGTAACCAATGATGTCAGGGATTGCTGGAAGCGTTCCCTTAGATGAACCTGGGAGCATTGGAATAGTCTTGACTGCTCCAGTGTTCTCATCTTTTTCATCCTGTGCGTGAGTAACAATGATTGACAGGAAAGGTGCGCCATGGAATGCACGAATGAAATCATTCGTCCAGTTCTTAAGGTCACCCCAACGGCCGAACTTATTGTTCTTGTTCTCAGGCTTTTCACCAAAGAACTTCTCTGCTCTATCCATACATACGCCAAGTGTGTCAACAATAACTGTCTTGTACTTGTGCTGTTGCGATGTTAGAGATGTAACAATTGCTTGGAACTTTTCGTGTGTATCAGCCTCAACGACATCAACATCTTTCCAGTCTCTTGCAATTGCAGAAGAGCCACCCTCAGTATCGATTACTAGAACTGGTGACAGTTCAGCAATCTCAGCGGCTGATGCCGCAAACCAAGACTTGCCACGCTTAGGGTCACCGTAAACCAGAATGGTTTTAGGTGTGTTAAGTGCTTCTGCTTTTTTGATATGCGCCTCGAAAGGCAGTGGTAGTAAATTACTCATTTGGACCTCCTTAGTGTCTGTACATAGAGTATATCATATTCAATCGGTCTATTTGACAAATTGATTTGCTTGTTCGCTGTCAGCGAATAAGACTCTTATTGCCCTGTAGATACCGAATATTGCTCCAAGCATTATTCCAGTACCGAGCACAGCAATAAACTGTTTAGTAGTGTTGTCTTCTATCCCTGGAACCAAGGTCAGAAAAACTCCTCCAACAAAGATTCTCCACAAAGTTCTTGGAAGAATCACAATCAGAAAGAAACGCTTAGCCATTGCTTGTGGAATCATTCTGTGGCCTCAGCTGGTTCTAGAACCTTGCAAGTGAAACACTCTGGGTCTCTAGGGAAGTCCTCGATGTCTCGGTCGCCAGAGACTTCGTTCCAGATACGCTCAAGCCTATCCCACATTTGCTGGCCAGCACTCTCGTCATAAGCGAAAGTCCAAGTCCAAATGTCTGGGTCATAAGTTCCATCACGATTGATAAACACTAGCGAACAAGCGTCAACTTCGGTTCCGGACTTGTTAAGACCATAAGCATAAATCTGAGCCTGAGCATAATACTTAGACAAAGAATACCTAGCCTCAGCCGCAACCTTAGTGTCCTTGGCAATGCCATCAATGACTGCCTGCATCTGCTTAGACTTGTCACGCTTGCTAGTCTTCCAGTCAATCAGGTGCTTGCCATCAGTAAGCACAAGGTCGGGCTTAGACTTAATCACACCATAGCCTGCAAGTTCACCGATAGTAATAGTCTGCTCAATCTGAGCGGACGCAAACTCTGGATAATCTTCTAGGTTAATCTGTGGGATACGAGCCTCTAGGAACTCATGAGTGGCTGTGCCAATCTTAGCCCCAAGGAAGTACTTAAACTCGCTTGGTGCTATGCCCAGAAGCTTCTTTGCCAAGTGATATTCACAAGGGTCAGAGAAGTCAGACGCACCGACTTTCTTTTGCTGGTCACGCTGTGACTCAATCTTGAACAAGCCAAGAGTCATTTCTTTAATTCTTGAATCTGCAATCATTTTTAATCATCCTCCATATCGAATAAAGCATCGTAGTCAGCACCGAAATTGATGCCACCCCAAATGCCATACTTCTCATCATTTGCTACTGCGAAATCATAGCACACTTTTAGCAACGGGCAACCACTGCAGAGTTCTTCACACTCGTCAACAGTTAGATTTCTCATAGCCCCGTTACCATTTTCATCTTCAAAGCCACGGCCATCGTAATCGGTGTACCAATACGAATTGCCATAACACTTTGTGTAGAGCCCCTCATCTGCCAATGCCTCCATCGCAGAGTGAAGTATTCTTTGAGCAGGGACAGCCTCAGGCTTTATGCCCATGTGAGCATAATCATAATTGCCCACAGTATAGCCACCCTTGTTTTTACTGCTCTCTCTATACTTTGTTAATGTTTTTGGTCTAGCCATTCTATCATTCACTCTTCTCAAATGCAAGTCGAGTAATTTCCTCGGATGCAAGCAGAACAGCAACAGGTGCAGACGCTGTGATTAGCACACCAATCCATGCGCGATAGTCAGTTAGGCTACCGCCCCAGAAAGCCAAAGTATGGCTAACATTTGCAATGACTGAGATAGCGGCAAATCCAGTAAGACCTGCAAGAGTCTTCCAAACAGATTCACCTCTAGCCTTAAACACAATCAAAGCAATTGTGTAAGCCAAAATTGCAGCATCGATAAACAAAGCAGGTAGCCACTGCAAAATAACTGGGAGCCCAGTCCATGCAGATACTTCATAGATTCCAGTAAAAGATACCGCAAAAGATGAAACCATCAGCAAGGATACTAAAGCAACCGCAGTGTAAAGCACCGGCCTAGCGTCAGGGTTAATCCTTGAAGACTTCTTAGCCTTAGGCTCTTCTAAAATAATGTTCTCTTCCATAATCTTCTCCTCAAATTCGTGTTTAACTTCGTTGTATTTATATACAGATTCAAAACCTGTGACTTCATTCTTTTCCATTTATCATCTCCTCTATCTTAAGAACGGTTACATCTTTCCCAGCACTAATGTAGTCTTTGACTCTTGAAAGAATTAACTTTGCAGTCTCCGACTCAACATAGTCAGCATACTCTTTAGGTGAGTGTGTCGGTGGGTTT